AAGGAATGTTACTACGGTAAGCAATCCCATACTCTGTAATAATGCTTCTAATTCCATATATGTGTTAAATTACTTAATTAAGCGACCTTTTACAGTTTTGCCTTATTTAATATCTTAATCCACGCATTTACCTGTGAAAGTATCGAATAGTTTGGTTCACTCCATTTTGTACAAAACATTGGATTAAAATATAATCTTGAATTTAATATTTCATTAAATACTTCCCAATGAAGATGAGTTCCAGCTTTAGTTTTAGTTCTCTCTTCTAGTGGAGCATAAACCCCATTTCTATAACACGTTCCAGAATTACCCATTTGGGCCACAATTGTTCCCTCTTGGACATAATCACCCTGAGAAACCGGAAAGATTGGTAAACAATGCCAATATAAATGATACCTAGAGGAGTTGGTGGTTGATTGCATTAATATGCCATACCCTCTTTTAAGTGGTTCTAGGTTTTCAGACAACTCAATACTATCTATTACTCTAATAATCTTAACATTTTCTGGAGCAACTAAAAACTTACCATAACCGTTATAGGGAGAAAAGTCCAATGCTTTATGTTCTTCTTTATACCCCTGAGAGATATCTGATAATTGGCAATTTTTATAAGGTTTCATACCAACGTTGGTTTGGGTTTGTTTTGTTTCTCTTTAATAATACATAAAAGAAGTCCTAAGTAGTTTATATTGTCTAAAATCTTGTTTTCTACCGGTTCTCCCATTAATTCCTTGCCTTGTATATATCGTTCAATGGCCTGATTGTGCTTATCCATCAATATTCCCAAGGCTTGTTCTGGGGTTATGCCATATTTGGCAGCACTTCTTTTAAAATTAGAGATTACGTCTTCTTCTCCAGAATAGTCTACTCCCTTACTTTTGAAAGTATTTTTACAGAAGTCGAATATCTCATTAAATATTTGTTCTCTTTCTTCGTATTTCATAAAAACCAATAATAATATTTTTCAAACGCTTCCTTCTCAAACTTAGAGGCTTTTCCTGTTTTTATCTTATCTCTAAGTTGTATTGCCCTCCTATGTCGCACAATATTGGCTATATCCCCTATGAAGTAAGACCCAAGTATAAAGGGTATTAAGATAATTATTAACGCTATTATTACTATTTTCATAGAGAGTAGGGGGAATTGTCGGGCATCCGCTCCCTAATTCCCCCCGTTCTGGGTAGGTTGGACAAACTGCAGTCCGCCAACCAAGAGCTTACCATAGCATAGCTCAGTACCCAGAACAGGAAGAACTAAGGTTTTAACTGATACGACTTTCTTTCTTTATACTCCCTCTTTTTTCCTTCATTCCACTGATTAATAGGCCTAAGGTAACCAACGACCCTTGAATAAACCTCACATTGTCTAAAATGGTCTAGGCTTTTGTTCTTATTATAACATTCATTACATTTAGCTACGACTATTTTGTCCCCGTTATCCCAATAAACTAGAATCTTTCCATTAACCACTTCTTCGTTTTCAATCACGATTTCTTTCTTACAGTCGTGGCATTTTTCTATATCTTTTGGGTCGTATAAAGTTGCGTAGTTTTGCATAAAGGGAGGAAAGGGAGTTCACGATAGTTAAAAGTATTAAAAAGGAACTATGCGTTGAAGTGAACTCCCCTATATGACATATGCCACCTTAAAAATGGGGTGATGGCGGTTGCATGAGTCCGCCATGACTAGACTTTCAGGTAGCGGGAGAGTAATTCTCTCCATGTGAGGGTTAATCTGAAAGAGAAAAAATATGTTTGCTTTGGTCGAATTAATTAACTTTGTAATAAAAGGTGCGGTAAAAAACTATCAACCCCCACACAGAAAGAACTACTTACTTATTTATCTTCGACCTTTTAATTCTTTCATTACTTTATCCGCCAATTTTGATTGTATCCATTTCTTTTTCTCCTCTTTAACCGAAATTTTAATTACGTTTTGTATAAAGGTTATTACTGCCGCACCCATATTAAGGTCATCGGCTAAGTCTGGAAATAGTTTTCTAAATCTTACAAGCCAAGTTTTAGTTTGTTCTTTGTCTTTACAATCCAAATGAAAGATTTGTGATGGGAAATGATAATCCCACGGTTGAATCATTTGATTAACTGACTTATGACAAATAACACATTTTGGTTGTTCTTTTAATGTTTGTTTGGGCATAGGTTATTTAGTTAAAAAGTAGGGCTAGTAGTTGATATTTCTACCAGCCCATTGTTCGTTTGAGGTGTTTACCAAAATTCTTTGGCTCTTTTTTGTCTGTAAAGGTCTAGCTCACAGTCGTTGCAGATTTCGGGGTTGTCTAATTCGTCTGCGTCATAGATATATGGTTCGTGGCAAATGCTACAAATATGGGTTTCTCTTTTTGAGTTCATGCTACCTCCGTAGTGGCACCATCGTTGCGGTGTTCTTTCTTTATCTTACTGATGGCGTCAATAATATCGGTTCCCATGTCAATGCATCCTTGGTAGTAAATGAACCCTAAGTGAGCGTTAGCTTGGCACTCTGTGTTCCTCATCCTTCTGGCTTGAACAATCATATCATCAACCATTTCTTCTATAGCTTTCGTTTCTTCGCACATTTTTCCTCCTATATAGATATATGCAAATCGTGGCGTTCTGAAAAGAACTTGACGTTGGGGCTTCCTACTTTTCCTATAGGGAACCCTTTTTCTTGGGCGTATGACCTGTCGTAATTCAGATAGTGTCCTGTTAATAACAGGTGTTTCTTGCGTTCTTTGATGGCTTTATCTTTAAGGTCGACAAACTGAACTAACTGTGTTCCGGTGTCTAATTCATGAACGTGTCCCATTGCTATTAAGTCAGCAGAGAAACTGTGTGATATATCTATCACTGCCTTCAGCTTGGTGTGTAAGAACCTTGAGCCGGATGCTCCGTGTAGTGTGTAAATTTTGTAATATTGATTGCCAACCTTGAATAAGTTCCAGCAAGCCATTCCCAGATAGGGTATTCCGAGCATCGCACAGATGACCTTTGACACGTTGATAGAGGTGTCTTTCTCTATCCTAAATTCATGGTTGCCCATAAGCAATCCAAGAACCAATCCCTCCTTAGCTAGTGGACGAAGTATTTCTATTACTTCTTCCATTTGTTGTTGGGGATTCATCACTTGGTGATACACCCCTGCTCCGACAGAATTCCTTGTTGCGGCTTCAAGCAAGTCTCCCATAAGGAAAGCATACATTTTTTCCTTTAGGCAGAAATGTGCCGTTTCTTTTATTTTGTCTTTGTCGCACTCCCTTGAACCGTAGTGCCAGTCTCCGAAGAACTTCACGGTAGCGTATTTGCCAGCCGTTCCGCTCCTGTTAGCTTCCAAAACTTGGTAGTTCAACCTTATCGGTCTCCCTACTAATTTATCTTTTCCTATATATTCTCTTAATGGATTGTCTCTCATTACATCCACCTCCTTTATAACATCTTTGATTTGAAAAGAACTATTAAGTCGTCTTAGGTGATGGTCTATAGAATCCCAAGACCGACCTGGAAACATTTTTAATAGTTCTGTTTTAAAAACTGGTTTCTTTGTTTTTGTTAAAAGTATTTTATCTTCTTTTGGATTCCATTTCATCGCATAATGAAAAGGAAATAAAAAAACCCTTCACTCTAATTGTTAGGGGCAATGTTTATTAATTCTTTGACGGAATTCCTCCTCATTATTCTTATTATACAAAATGAGATAAGTCATTGTCAAGCTGGGTTTTCCCCAGATTAAGAAAATAATTTTAATAAGACCTGAATGATAATAATCGAAGCGATGCCGATAATAAACCCAAAAGTAATGTTATCTTTAATCTTCTGAATGTCTTTGGTTAGTTCGGATATTGACGTTGGTATGTGATTAAATACCTGTAATCTAATACAGTCGATTTCTTTTCTCATCCACTCGCAGTCTTTTCTTATTTCTGCGATAGATACATTTTGTTTGTTATTCATTTCTTCCATAAAAGTTTTCCACTTGACATTAATTTATTATTAGTGTATTGTTTTGGTTAGTCGAATAGTCTAACACGTTATATAATCTTATGACCAAAAAATTAATTATTGTAATATTTATTTGTGTGTTTTTTGCAATCGTCTCTTATCTGTATTTTAGTGAAAAGACTCATTCTCCAGTTCATAATTTTTTCTTAAAACAATATGGTTATTGGTTAGATTTGAGGACAGGACAAGGAAAGTGTGGTTTGAACGAGAGCAAGTATGATTTTGCGATTCTTAATCACAATATACACTAGAACACCAACTTGGCGGTTCGTCTAGTCCATCTCCAATCGAAGTGGGCGTTTTGTCAAAAAAGATATAATAGACCGATACCAAAACCATTATTATAATGACAATATTTTTAATCATTTTTTAGGAACATACATTGTTGAAAATTCCGAAAGAATACCAGCATCTCTTAATAAACTTTGGAGGGCTTTTTTCTTTTCCCATTCCATATATGTTTCTTGTATATCAGCGTCTATTGGTTGAACTTTCATTCCAACATTTCTTAATAATTCTTCCATTAGTGTTCTTTGTTGTTTAATTTGGTCTTCCGGTGTTAAAGCACCCCTAATTCCTTTAAGTCTTCTTTCTCCTGTGGTCATATATCCTCCAGGTATCTGGTCGGAAAGTAAGGGAGGGGAGTAGGATTTAGTTAAATATCTCATAATGTCACCTAGTTGTTTTTCAGTAGAGTCTGATTCTTTCCAAACTCTATCACCATAAAAATCTTGGTTTTTGGCTAATTCTTTAACGATATTTAAAAATGGAGACTTCTGTAAAACGGCCGAGGGAACACTCTCTGGCAGTCCTGTTTCTCTATTAATTCCCCGTTCAAAGAGTTGTCCACTAGCTAGGTCACCGAAGGGTATGATATAAGTTAAATCAAAATAAGCACTTCTTCCGTGTTTATCTTTAATGGGAAGTTTTATATAAAATCCGTCTCTAATCCACTGTGGTTCTGATGCTCTTTCTCTGGCGGTTTCTGCTAAGTTAGATTGATTTTCAATAGCAGTCTTAATTTTACCAAAGGCAGATATTCTACGTGGGAATTTAACTGCTGTTTCTGCTACTGTTGGTGCGGATTTTAAGGCAAAAGTAATAAATGGATATCCCCAAATGGAAGTTCTTAATTTTCTTACAAAGGGTGTTACTTGGGCATAGTTAAAAGTGGCAGATTCGGCTGCCCTCCAGGCGTCCTCAATTCCCAATCCCTTACCTCTATTAAATATAAAAGCTGATAATTTGGCAAAGTTTTCTTCTCCCTGATAAAGTTTAGCAAACTTATTAGCTATTGTTTTGCTTTTACTTCCGATAGCCATTACACCTTCCGGACTTTCTAATAAATTCATTAATTCATTTGAAGCAAAAGTGTTTAGGTTATAACCAACAGTTTTAGCTTCATCCATATATTTACCACCCTTTTTGGCTATTTCTGTCAATGCTTCTTTTTCTACCTTTATTGTCCGAGGGTCTAATGGATTCATTCCTAACTTCCACCAATTAAGAACCTTATTCGAAATAACATTTCTGGCGTGAGTAGCAGGGTTAAGGATTACTTTTGAATATTTAAATCCGGCAACTATTTTATTACCTAGTGTTTTTTCAACAGGTTTAATTAGTTCAGTCAAATCATCATAGATATTTTTAGGAACAAATTTTCCTCCCAATTCTCCCCACTTAGTAGTTTTAGGAATCATTTTTTCGGCAAATCCCTCAACGTATTGAGGACTTCCAAATTGTTTTGAAACTAATTGAAATAATTTAGCATTTTCTATATCTTTAGATAAATCAAACATTGACTTACCTAATAGGTAAGCAGGGTTATCTATTTGACCTAACTTTTCCATGGCTTCTGGGGTTAGTTCTTCAACCCTTGACTTAATCCCTTTAATCCCTGCTTTTTTAAATCCCCAACCCACTTTCTTTGCGGTTTCAAATTGGGTGTAGGCATTTTTAATATACTCGCCCAAGTTTTCTTCCCACTTAACTTTTGATAATAAGTTTAAATCTACGGCTTGTTTTCCTAGGTCATCTAATATGGCATAAGATTTTGCGACATTAAACAATTCATCATTTGTTAATTTTCCCTTTAAAGAAGCTAATGGTTTTCTAATAAATCTACCCGTCTCATCTTTGGTTAATAAAAGTGCCGCTTTTTCTTTTGGTAAATCAATAATACCCTTAGTTAGCTTGGCAATGCCCTGACTTGATACACCTATGTTTTTAACGCCCCTTTCAAATGCTTCTTTATAAACAGGGTCTTTACCAAACATATAAACAAACTTATCTGCTAGGTATTTTCCTGCCTTACTGCCACCTTCTAATCCTTGATATTGAATGGTTTTTTCCCCAGCCTTGGCTGTCTTAGTTACCATTTTTCCTACCGCTTTTGTCTTGGCTATTTTGGCTAACTTAGAAACGGCAGGTATTTTTTTAGCAATAGTCCAAGGTGCAACATAAGTTAGTGGGTCGCAAACAATATCTAAAGCTATACCAGCCACCACGCCTGGTAATCCATAATCCCCAAGAGCATCTTGGTCAGACCAACTTTGTCTTGTTCTAACCCCTTCAGAAAATCCCTTTCCTTTGAGGGTTCCAACAACTCCATACTGTAAGGTATTAAGTGTATCAAAAACATCAGAGATTACTCCACCACTGAATATCTTTTGGGTTTCTTCTCCTTTATCAGCCAGAACCTTGTCTGCCTGAGATTGTAATCCAGATTGTTTAGCTAGATTATAAAGACCACTTGAAGTTTTAATATCTTTAGAAGAAGTAGAGTATTTACTAGCAAATTGGTTTACGTCAAAATTAGTTCCCGTAGTGGTTGGGGAATATTTCTTGGCGAATTCGTTTACGTCAAAACCAGTTTTTACGCCTCCTGGGGTGTATTTTTTTATAAACTCATCCTGGTTGAATGCCATATTTGTCTATAATTATTCACCGAATAACCCTTTAAAGAACGAACCAACCTGTGGTAATGCTCTTCCCCTAATTCCCGCTGAAGGATTTTTAAACACTCCTCTTATAGATTTTCCCACTCCGTAAGATTTTTCTGTTCCTGGAGAAGGAGTAAAAATTGAAGTTGTACTTGGTATTCCTTGATTTGATTTACTCATTACGTTAGCTCTTGCTTTTAGTTTTTCTACGTCTTTTAGGGTTAACTGTAGTCCTTGATTTTCTGCTATTAGTTGAGCTGCCCTTGCTGCTTCTTCTGGCGAAGCACCATCATTAATTGCTGATTGTAACACATCATCAAAAGAAGTAACCTCGTTTCCCCCACCAGTTCCACTTACGGGTCTGGTTTCCCATTGTCCAGTTGTTGGGTTTTGATATTGTTCATAATATCCACCCTCTCCGGAACCAAAGATATCTGGTTTTTCTGCTTTAGGAGTAATGCTTTTTAAGAAATCGGCTTTAACACCCAACGCTTTACCCATCCATTTCATTGTTTCCTCGTTCTTTTGTGCCGCTTGTAATAAGTTGGTATTGGTTAAAATATCCATTGCCATATCTCTGTCGGCAGAAGTTCTTTCGTTTTCTATATTCCACATGTAGTTACCCAATGCTCTCGCTTGTTCAAGGGCGTTTCCAAATCCTTCTATTTGAGCAAGAAAAGTCTTATTCCTTCTGGTTACGTCCTCTATCCCAGCCTCAATAGGAGCCTGTCCAGATTGTCTATATTGCATTATTTGGTCTGGACTAAACTGCATTCCCTGTATATTAGAAGGCAATGATTCGTAACCCTTTTTGGCTTTTTCTTTCTCTAGAGCCGATATCGCCTGCTCATAAGGAAGGTTGCTGAGTCTCTGGTATTTGGTCAGCATGTTCATCAACTGATTACCAAAAACCTGATAGGGAGATTGTCCGGCGTTTAAACCACTGACATTTCCTTCTTGTGGAGCAAACAAATCTGACGCAGACCTTTCTTCTGTTGTATCTGGTATTACACGATTTGAACTTATTGGAACTTCCCTTCCACTTTGAGCCTCTTTGCCTTTGGCTAAAACATTTTCACTATACCATTGTTCTGAGGGATATTTCATTCCCCCAGTTTCATATATTGCCATATTGTTTTATTAGTTAATTAGATTCCTTGTAATGCTTCCCACGCTTCCCAACCTCTTTCTTTCCTCTTTTGTTCCTCGTAATAATCAGATAACTCTCTAGTTTTGAGGGTTTTTTCCTTTTCTTTTGAACCGACCAATCCCCCATAAATATCAGTAGATAACTGATACAATGGTTGATTTGCTGTGGTTTTTAACCATGTCTCGACACCTGGAGTAATTGAAGGAAGCCCTGGTAATTCTGCCCCTGGGACGTTCTCTGTTCCCCATAGTTGGGCAAATTCCCTTGCCTTGCTTCCTGCCCCATACTCTAATGGTCGTCTCTTTTCTTGGATAGCCTGTTGGGTTTCTTCAGCCAATTGTCTTTCTTTCTCTTTTCTTAGTCCCGAATAGGCGAATCCTGATTCTGCCATTTCTTCTCCTAACGACCTTAAATTTCTTTGATATTGTTTTTCTGCCTGTTCTTGGGTAAGTTTCAATGATTCAACATCATATCCGATTTCCCTTAAGAAGTTATCTGTTGCTATCTTTAATTGTTGAGCATAGTAAGGGTCAAGTTCTTGAGATGCTTGAGCCACGAATCCTGCTATTTCTTCTGGAGTAAATGTAACGTCTGGATTAATTATTTGACCATTCTTAATCAACTGTTCCATATAGTCCTCCATCATCTTCATTGTTGCGTCTAATTCAGGAATTCCAGTTGCTCCACTATAAATCTCCAATCCTTGCGTTTTTCCCCCTAGTTCGGTAATCTTTTTATACATCTCTGAATTACTTGGATATGTTCTTGGCGGAGTGCCTAATCCATGTGGTAGTGCCTCTAAATAACGAGCCACTATTTCGTTTCCACTCGCTCTAGCGTTATCTATTGCCGCCTGCCATTGAGCCTCATAGTTTCCGTATGGGTCAAAGTTTCCAACCTCATATTGAGAATAGATAGGTTGGTTATAAGAACCAGTGGTTGGAGTATATCCTCCAACACCTCCGGCTGTTTGTGTTTGAGGAACATATCCACCCGTTTGTCCACCAGTTTGTGTGATAGGTTGTGCGGACTGTGTGGGTGTAGTAACTGTAGATTGTGGATAGTTTCCCGTTATCTGACCCGTCATTTGACCAGGAGAAATGTTTCCAAAGATACTTCCCAAATTCATCGGTTGACTAGTTGTCGGTGTAGTAGCGGCGTAACCTGCTCCTCCTGGAATTCCAGCAATATTTGTAATCATTCCAGCATAAGGAGATGATGTTCCTTGGGGGGTTACATTTGTTCCCAGTATTGGTTTTCCAGTATATGGGTCGGCTGAAATCCAATTACCACCAGATGGTTTCTTTCCAGAAATTGTTTTTCCTGTCGATGTGTTGTACCAAGTTCCAGTCTGTGAAAAAATACTTGCCATAAATTTTAATTTTATTTGTTTAGACCTTTATAATTTTATGTAGTTGTTGTTATTGTATAGCTTGTCGGAGTATTAACTCCTAATATTCTAAATGTTCCACAAAAAGCATCTTCAATGTCTCCGTCTTCTTTAATCCACAAAGATAAAGTATCTCCTGGGCTAATTGTTGTTGTTCCAGAAACCTCTTTGGCTGCAACTGTTTGTGTGGTATGTTCTACGTCAATTAAAACTCCGCTTTTTAATAATTTTGCCCAAGTCGTTCCAATCGCAGTATCTATCCAATAATTATAATAATATTTAATTTGAGTTTGACTTGGCCAGTCTGTTCCAAATGTAAATTCTTTTTTCTTTACATAAGTTCCACTTTGAGTCGATTCGCCAGCATCATCTGCCCAATAAGTATCCCCAGTTCCACTTGTTATTCTATAAACTCTAATGGTATTTAGGGCTATATCTCCAGAAATAGTAACCTTGTTTCCATCAAAAGTAAGATGGTTTCCATCGGGATTTCCTATTGAAAGCATTGGAGAACCATTAACGTCTCCTAACCAAAACCCTATTCCTGTGTTATAGGCAGTTTGTCCCTGCCTGATGTTTCCTCCACCTGAAATCTCCAAATCACTTGCTATTGCTCCAGAATTTAACAACGCTGGATTAACCGCTCCCCTAATAGAGTCATAAATCAAAGGATTAATCTCTTCTATGGGAACTTCAATTAGTCTATAAAGAACCTTGTCGAAACCATATAAAAAGATATCATCTTTTGATGCGTCTATAGCCATATTTAATCAACGTCCCCCTCCGAAACCATATCAGCCAACTCAAATCCTTCAAATATTGCCGCTTCTTGGCTTGAAATTCCCTGTAGTTTAAACCTGATACGATGGAAGGCGATGTTTAATTGGGTGAATTTTGTTCTAAAAGAAGTTAACCTTCCAAGCGAATGCCAAGTATTACTGTCGTCTGTTCTATAATAAGCCTTTATTCCTTGCGATTTTTCACAAATAATAATTACCTCTTTTAAAACCTTTCTTTCTGTTACGTTTCCAAAATTATACCACTTAGTTTCAAAATCATAAGAAATGGCATTGCCATAATCGGTTGTTCCTACGCCATATTTAGAGGCATATCCCGTTGCGTCTCCTACTAACCTAAACAAGGTGGTTCCATCATCATAATCACAAGCCATTGTAACCTGGTATGGATAAGAATAGGTTGTCCAAACCTGAGAAGATTCGGTGTATCTTAGAACAACATTAGTATAATTTATTCCACTAACGGTTACGTTTCCTATTGACCAATAAATATGGTCACTGTCTCTCCATGCAATAATATTCCCATGGTTCTTAGACGGAATAGCGTCCACAAAATCTGATATTGGTCTTGATATTTCCTGTGGATATGTTCCGTTGTATCTATAAAACCCTGTCTCGTGATGAAAATAAAGCCCTTTCTTTCCTTCAATAACACTTTCTTGGCTCTTTGTTCCAACCTTAATAAGTGGGTCTGGGTCAAGAGAAGAAGTTCTAAATCTATAAATGTGGTTGGGTTTAAAAATCAACATCTCGACAGAAAACCTCTTTAATGCGGTAATATTTTCTCCGTCATTTGGGTTAATGTCAATATAATAAGTTGTAGGAGACCATGTAATAGCACCCCAACTATCCACTATTGAAGAATAATATAACCTATCTGGTGCGTTAGTGTCTCCTGCTGTATAAACCCTGTTTTTAAAAATCTCAACAAACTTGGTTTTATAACCAGCCATATCGTCAACGTTTATTGAACCTCCGCTTGTTGACCAAATAGAACCTCCGTCCCAACACTTCATATCATCGGTTCCGTTAACCCTAATTACACAATCAGCAAAAGTAGCAAATCTGGTTTTTTGGTTGACTGTATCTGTTAATAAAGGAATCCAAGTTCCTGTTTGGAATATCTTTATCTTTCCGTCTATAAAAATAGACATTAACCTGTTACTTCCAGAGTTTGAGAACATAGCATTGTATAACCCATAACAAGTTCCACCCTGTCTTAATCCTATAACAGTTAGACCATTCCTTTGGGTAATCGCCCCCTTTCTATCAAAATGAACATTATTTGCCGATGTCAAAGCACCGTCAGGTATTAAGTTTGAATCAACCTCTGACTCACGAATAATTCCATACACGCCCAAGTTTTTGAGCTGTGTTATATTTTTGAATTTTTCTACAGCCATATTTAATAAATAGGCAAGTGACCTATATTAGGAGTCATTCTTATTTTTTGTCCAGTCTTTTCGTTCTTTAAGGCTTGTTCTTTTTTGGCAAGCCATAGTTGGTAATCTGGGTCATCAATCGCTTGAATCCCTTGGTTTTTCTTTTTCTTTATTCTCCAAGCAAGATAGTGAACATACATATCATACTCTGGTTCATCTAACTCATCAGCGTCAGAATCCTTGGAAGAAACACCCCTATAATAATCAAGGAAAATGTTTCTGTCTTTATACGTGTCACTTATCGGCAAATCAAACGCTATATAAGAAGTTCCATCTGTGTCCCTAAATGCGGTAAAGTATATTGGAAGCCCATATCCCATTCCATTATCCCAAACCAATGCTCCACTTGAGTGGGCAGAACCACCAGCCGTGTCTATCATTAAGCTTCCATTAACCACATCATTAACAGAGTATTCAATCGTATCCTCTTGGATTTTAATTGAACCAGAAGATGGAAAGTCTTTAGAGTTGGTTAAGCTTATTGTGGTATCTGCTGTTCCATAAGCAGAAGATAAAGTTGTCCAAGCGTGTCCCTCGTAATCTCTGTCCCATTCTTTCTTGTCGTAGTAAGACATGTTCTGTTCTTTTCCTATTCTTACCCCGAAGATATTAACTCCACTGAATTGGTCATCTAGGTCTGTTGGGCATTCTAGTCTAAATTGTCCGGCATAAGTGGTTCCAGCATTGTAGTTATAAATCGCCCTGAATGGTCTTTTCCCTGGTGAGTCATGGAATTCTCTTCTGGCCTGCCACAAGCATTCATCTAAAAAGGTGTGAGTAATTACGTCCCCAATCTCCTCTCCAACAGAGTTTAATGCTCTTTCTTTTATACGGTAAACCGTGCTATCGGTATAACCAGCATAAGGAATTGGGTCGGAATAAGAAGAATAAGTTGTATTTATTGAGTTTTTTAGTCTTGTGAAGTAATATCCAGATGTTTGTGCACTTTCGTTATATATCGTTTCTTTCTGGTCTGGTTGGATATTAATAGTCGCCAAAATAGACTTTGAACCAGTAGTGGTTGTAGCGTGTGAAATCTCTATCTGGTCATAATCCAAAATATAAACCTTAGTATCTTGCGGATGGGCAAAAACCATTGCCGATGATGTTAGGGTTATAATTGAATTAGCTGGAGCAGAAGACCCATGGGTTTGAACCAATTCACAGTCTTCTTCGCTTATATCTCCAAGACAAAGAACTTGATTAATGGCAAATCCTAAAATACTCTGAACAGTTAGTGTTGTCCCAGCGGCAACCGAATCTGCGGTTAAGTAGGTCTTTTTCTTTTCCTTTGTAAATTGTGTATTATCTATAAAAATAGTTTTCATGTTTTTGTTTTATTTAACAGTTTGTTCCAAAGAATATAGCATTCAAAAGTGTCGGCATTCCCGCAACCGGTGGTGCGGCTGGTACAGAAAAGTTATCCCAATATCCATTGGCACCTTGACTACTCCACCACTGAAGTTCTACGTTGTCAACATCTGTTGTAAAATTAGCCAATGGTGTATACCAATCCGTCCACGCTTCGGCATCAACAGCAAACCTAAACTTTTTATCAGAACTTCTCCACTCAAGTTGCATTAAATACCAAGTATCTACCGAGAAATTTCCATAAGAACTGTAACCAACAGAATCTCTGTATTTTATAGTTGCCGTAGGGGCGGTTCTGGCATCCATTCTAATAACAGTTAAATAGGTCGCACCCTCTTTTATACGAGTATCATGTTCTGTTCCACCTGTGGTAACCGAAAGTCTTGAATACCAATTTTGAGAACCATCAGCTATTCCTTGAGTTCCTGTTTTATTTGCGACTTGGTCGGTACTACCACTATTAGACTGTTGAAGTGCCTTTGTTCCTTCATAGACAGTTGTTCCTTGAATATCATAAGTACCAGCAGCAGTCCAACTTCCTTGTCCGTTTAAATCACCATCGGTATAAGAATTAAATGTATCTTCTAAAAAAGCCATCTTATACTAAGATGCGATATTGTATGTCACCAGAAGAGTTTCTGTCGATTAAAAGTCTTTTTTCTGAAAGGTTCGGTAAAACCACAGAAACTATTGCTGTTTCGTTGTCAAAATCAGAAGATTGAATGGTGGCAGACTCTATTGTACCATCTGTTATTTTAGCTTGGATATATGTTCTTAATTCATTTAAGAACCCAGTAGTTGATTCTATCTCTCCATTTTTCCAATAGCACTCGTTTTCATTAACTCTCCAATAATAAGCCACATTATCCCAAGCGACATTTCCAACCTTTTTAATAACGGGAACCTTCCAAAGCTCAACATTAGCATACGTGGTGTATTTAGTTGGTGTTCCTACTTGCCAAAACTTAGTTGTTAAATTGTTTAATATTTCTTGTTCTGTCATTTTTTTTAGTTATTTAATTTAGACCTTTATTCAAACCCTGGTGTGGGTACTCCATAAAAGTATGTTCCATTATAATAGAACGATGCTATATCCACACTTCCGTTGCTTGCACTTAATACTATTGGACTACCATTTGCCCATTTTACTACTAATGGCCATGTAATCGTAGAAGCAATTCTCTGATGAATTCTTAATAATAAATTTGCACAGGCAGAACCCTGGAGACCAATAAAGGTTAGGGTTTTTGCTGTTCCGTCCATTACTAATGATTGCTTGTTACCATTATTCCAATCAATAGAAGTGCCATTGTTAGCATATTCGGTATCAAAAGTTATAATCTGGCTTGCTTGAATATTTCTTCCATAAGCATTCCCTGTTAAATTTGCATCAACTCCTTGGAAACTACCTCCAACCACTAATCCGGCAGATGTATTTAAGGTACTAAACGAACCACTTCCTATTATCTTTCCACAAACCAAACCTGTGTCTACGTTTAAATCCGTGAAAGAACCTTTTGCCGCTCTCATATTAGCCCCAACCGTCAAATTGGTTGTAATAGAACCATTAGCAAAAATCATTGCTCCGGTTCCTACCAAACCAGAAGTGTTCAGGTTGGTATAAGAACCACCAACTGCCGTAACTACACCAGTAGCCACTATTGCTCCGGTGTTTAAGTTGGTATATGAACCACCAGTTGCGGTAATTAAATTAACGCTAGTTATATTTCCTAAAATCCTCATGTCTTTCACCTCTGACGAACCAGTAATGTTTAACTTTGCCGCCTGACAAGTTCCAGATGTATACATTCCTAATGCCTGAATAGTTCCAGAACCTACTATTCCCGTAACATTAATACTAGTAAACGAACCATTGGTTGCTGTTATTTTGGAAGCAACAATTCCATTGGTGTTGTTTAAACTATCAAAAGAACCATTAGTAGAAAGTATTTTTGTAAAGTTTGCCGTAGTAAAGGACCCATTGGTTGCTGTTATCTTTCCCGTTACTATGGCAGTATCAGCATTAAGGTCTGTAAAACTTCCCTTACTAGCTCTCATATTAGCTCCAACTGTTAAATCAGTAGTAATAGAAGAGTTAAGAGCAGTCATTACTCCCGCTACCACCAAACCAGCTGATGTATTTATAGCGGTAAAAGAACCATTAGTTGCGGTAATCCCACCCGTCACAAATCCCCCACTTGAATTTAATGTAGTAAAAGAACCCAACACGGCTATAATTTTATCTGCCCCCAAAATGTTCCCCAAAATATCTAAATCTTGAACTGTGATTGTTCCACCAACGACAAATCCACCCGAAGAATTAAGGGTGGTAAAAGAACCGGTTTCAGCGGTTATATTATTTATACCGGTTACGTTGGTAGAGTCATCAATTAAAATAGAACAGCCCTGGATTGAACCTCCAGTTGTTCCATTAAAACGAACTATAGAATTATCTATTACGGTACCTCCAACTACATCTGTCTTCTTTCCAATCTTATAATCCAAAGACGTAGCAACGGCAGATTTATTTGCTCCAACTTTCGCTTCTAACGCCTCAACGGCATCATTGTGGTCGGTGTGTTGACCAGAGTGGCTTACCACATCAACTCTATCTGTCGGTGCTGGATTAGTAAACGTATCAAGACTTGTGGGAAAATTTACTGACATATTATAATGTTCTTACACGCAGTATCTCACCTTTTATCCTTATTTTCGGCTCAAACAAATCATAAGTAACTATGCCATCGTAGGTATATTTGTTTTGGTTATAAAGAATATTCGATTCGTTATATCTCCAAAGAATTGACGATGTTTCAATAGCCGAAAGTCTTGTTTTCGCAGAAACGCTGGTTTGTCCTATCCTAGCCCTAGGTTGCATACCCGTGATAATGGCTAATTAACCATTAATGTAGGTTATCGTATAATCACCAGTTGTTCCCGAATATACTTTTAATCCCTGGTTTGTCTTGATGAAATATCGATATCTGTCACCCTTTCTTGGGTTAGTTATGTTCGCTATCATTGACCCTTCACCGACTCCTATTGAGAACTTAGCACCGGTTCCGTCTTGTCCTGGGAATATTGCCTCGGTTACTGTAGTAAAGTATTCTACTCCTTTTGTAACAGTAGAAGCATTTGCAGCAAATGAAAAATCTTCATAGATATTATCTCCTTTCCAATCTGTTCCATATACCCTTACAACACAAGCAGCCACATCATTAGTTGTGCCAGAAGGCATAACCGTGATTGGTCTTGCGTATGTAGGATTAGTAAAGGTAGTCGAAGCATTCGTCAAAACATAATTTCCCATCGCTGAACTTGTTCCGTTGATAATCCCAAGAATAGCAGTTGTTGATGTTGCCCCACCAATATCTTGAATAATCAAGTTATCGGTAGCATCCTTATTAACCACGATTTCACACAAGATTCCTTCTCCTTTATAAATGAAGGCTGTCTCGTTAGTGGTCATGTAGTAATGACTCCTTGGTCCAAGTGCTTGGTCAAGATTCCATCTTTTATTTGGTTTTGTAGCCATGTTTTGTTTATTGTTTATTTAAGACCTTTAATGCTTAAATCTATTTTTAATTATTTCTAAATCTTGTATTCTTCCAGATTTAATTTCTTTATCCATTTCCATTCTTTTGTTAATTCTCTGGTAAAATGGTTCTCCCCAGAAATCATAATCATCCCTTGTAAGACAGAAATATTGGTCTGCATCATCAAGCTTTATTTTCTCAAAATCAACCTGACTTAATATTTCTTTGAAAATGTCTCCATAATCTGGAATAAATTTAAAGAACATTTTTAACATTTTTCTTATTGATTGTATTTTTGGTAAACATCCCATCCCTCTTTCTCCCCCATTTTTTACATTAGCCTTGACGTATCTTTCTCTGCTTTCCACTATACCCAAAATCCTGTCTAATTCTTTTGCTGGGTTTTCCATCAATTTTTGTTTATTAATCTCAGCAAAACCATCTTGTAGTCTATATCTGTAAGCGTTGTCATATTCCAACAATATACAAATTACCTCTCTTGCCTTTTCCAATAATTCTCTCCTACTATTGTAAGGCATCTTGTCTACCACCCTAGATATCGCTATATATATTTCTCTAACAGCAATACAGTATCTTTTGTATACAGGAAAGTAAGGTTTTAAATTAGAATAACAGAAAGTAATATAAGCATCAGCTAAATCTTCAAATAGCTCTAACCTTGCTTTCTTTGTTATTAATCCTATAAGAGCAAACTTAAATACTCTTCTAATGCTTGGTTTTTTAATCAATGCCATCATCGAAGGAATTGCCTTCTTAACAATAGCCAACGTATTGACAATTTTATATTCAGGAAAACCCTTATAAGGATATTTAAAATCTTTTAGATATGTGAATGTTCCACCCTCAAGAGGCCATTCTATTCTTGTTATCATCGCTACGTCTTCGGCTCTTACGCCAACGGGAAGGTTTTTCTTCCATTCCTCTCTTGTTTCGGGGGAGACTTTTTTGTTATTTTCATCCATAAACTTGTAAGCTTTGTACTTGGGCGAATTGCAAAGCTTTTATCGCCCAAGATACAAGTTTAATAAAAACTTCAAAGTAAATTAAGCAGCAGCAACTTCAACTCCACACAATGAACCCTTATAAGTCCACATTCTTCCTACCCAATTAGAACCAGTAACACATATCATTCTTACAAGCGAACTTGCTGGTATTGCTGATTCCGCACCAACACCAGAACCACTATTAATAGCAACCGTAGTCGCCCAATGTGTTCTAAGTTCATATCCAGTTCCACCTTCAATTTCATTTAACCAAATAATTTGGCCAGGAGTAGATGAAGGCAAAATTATAATATCTGAAGCTGAACGAGCATCTACCGTAACAAACCTTGTTCCAACAGGAATCGATGCTCCTGCCTGAGTGGGTGTTACCGTTACCGCATCTGGTTGAGGAAATTGATGTTCTACACTTCCATTCCAATAACAAAGTTTTTGATTTTTGGAATAAATCGCATAAGTTGATGGTTGGCTGGTTGTGTCCATTGAAGAACTCAACTGTGTTTTAAACCTAACCACACCATCTCTTACTTCAAGATTCTTATAACTTGAATAATTAAATCCTTCTAAATAAGCCATATCTTTATCGAATTACTTTTTAAGGTGGTTCTGATTTACAAGGCGACTTTTAACGCTACCACTTGTAAACCAGAATTACACCGAGACAGCTTATGAGTCCACAAGGCGTTTTATGAAAACGTCAAGATACTAAGCACTCTTAGTATTTTTACTGCCAACGAAGTTTCTGGCGTCATTAAATCCTAAGTCAAAAATAGTAACAGCTTTGTATTGAATCTCGCCAGTCTTGAAGACCACGTTTGGTCCTTCTAAACTAATCGGTTGTGATTCTTTAAACTGTAAACCATATTGAGCAGATTTTAATGAACTGTCAAAACCCCACCAATAATCAGTGTTGGTATTTACCCAAGGTAAGGCAATTATCTTATAATCAGGCACACCAGCGGTATCCCAGTCAGAAGACCCAGGCATATAATTTCTTTTCATAGCACCCAACATCTCAACTGCTCTTTGGTGATTCGCATAACCCTTTGAGAAAATGAAAGTGTCAAGGTTGACATTCATTTTTAATCCTCGTGGGTCAGGAATCAAAGCAGCCGTTCTGTGAGCAGCTTTTAAAGCATCATATTCCCAAGCCATATTGACTGTAGTTCCGTCGGTTACTCTGTTATTCCAATTGCTTCCACCATCTTCTCTGGTATGAGCATTGCTAATCATAGCAACACCATCACCACCTGAGATGGTTACCAAGTATTCCCCCGAAATGTCCTCACAATTGTAGGAAGTAGCGAAAGAATTGTCGAGCCTGTCGGCACACAATCTTTCTATTTTGTCTTCAACGGCTCTTCGAGCCTGTTGAACTAAATTCTCAAGATTTCTTTTCTTGATACCAAACTTCCACATCATGTGGGTCACTGAAAAGAGAACACCATACTGAACCTGTGTATAGGTTTTATCGTATCCTTGCACAGGAGTGGCGGCAGTAACAACGGCGTTTTCAAGTATTCTTCCAGCTAAACCTAACCCTGATATAGAACTATCTTTTACGTAATAATCTGATATACCAGTTTCAACATTGTAATACTTGGGGTAAAAAAGCTCTCGCTTGTTTGCCTTTATCCAAATATTCTGTATCGCTTTGTCGGTTAAGTCAGTGGCTTGTCCTAATGTAAAAGCCATATATTATTACAAAGAAGTTCCACCAGTGGCATTAAGGAATTTAACTAGGATTCTTTTGTCTGCGGCAGCACCTACGGGACCTAATTGAATACAAATACCACTAACACTGTCTGTTCCACTGTTATTAACTTGCCAAGTTCCGGTCATCACCATTCTGTCATTATTGTGTCCCCTTGAAGAATTAGCATTGGAAGTTGCCTCCCAAATTTGGTCTTCATTAATAGGGGTAACCTTGACAGTGGTGCTACTTATAGTGGTTTCCTCCATTGAAATGCCTTTTCTTTGCCAGGCAACAGTAGAAGAATCACCAGCGGTAGCAGCAGTGGCACCGGCGTCTAATTCAACTAAATCTCCTTCGTGTAAAGCCAGAGACGAAATTAGCCATTGTTCTGTTCCAGTAGCTTCGTTTCCGTCTTGTACTAATCTAAATCCAGCCATAGTAAAACTAATTTTATTTATTCATTTCTTCGATTTCACTCTCTGTAAATCCACCCCGACGTAACTCCTCTTTGTCTGAAGAAGTTAGATGGCCAGGGACTGAAGAACGTTGAACACCTCCACCTCCTTTTGAGGCTGTGGCAAGATTTCTCTTAACCTCTTGGGTGTTTCGTTCACTGCCTTTCGGCTGAACCGATTTACGTGCTTTCTCAAGAACGTTTATTATCTTTGTAGGGTCAGAAGGCATTTTATAATAGCCCAGTTCTTCTTGAAGAGCTTTCCAGTTTCTATCCTCTGGGTCGTTCTCAGGCTTAAACTCTGGATATTTATCCAAGAAAGCGTTAAGTTGTCTTTCCTTTTCAAGGTCATAAAACATTTTCTTAACATCTTCTTGTTTGATAAATCCCCTTTGTTTCGCTATTCGCTCAACCTTGGGAACGTCCTCGGGATTGATATCTTTCAACTCGTCTTGAATCTGAGTTTCAACCTTCCTTAATTCAGCCTCCTTCAATGTCCTCCTTTCACCTCTTAGGTGTTGGATTTCCTGAAGCAGGTCTGCCTTAGTTTTCGATAATCCTATAATTTCCTTATAGGCTTGTTCTTTTTGAATCTGCACATCTGGTTCAACTTCTTGAGCAGTATCTTCGCTTAAAGATTCTTCTTCCGAAGTTTCTTCAGCAGGTTTTATCTCGGGGGAAGACTCCTCTGGTGTTTCCTTCACCTCCTCCTGAGTTTCCTCAGAAGTTTCTTTGACTTCCGATTCCTGATTACCAACAGAATCGTCTGAGGTAAATTCGGGAATGTTACCCATAACTTGTTTTGGCATATTTTTGGCTTCAGTTTTCTCTTGCTTGAAGTGGCAAGATAAGCAAACTCAGCTATTAGGTTAATAAAAACTCCCCAGTTTCTTGGGGAGCTTTATGAGGTCGTCAGGAAAACTGTCTCCAGAAACCTGACGAACTCAAAAAGTTCTCCAAGTGATTGGAAACAGTTTTTACCTAATTGTCAAAGATTCTTACTTTAACAAGGTTAAAATCTGACCAGCCTCGAAGGGTGTATATAAAAACCCTTCTCTGTACTGAATTCCCTGTGGCGTGTTTTCAAAATAAAGATATTTATTATTACCTACTATCTTTTTAAGAAATTCATACCTGTCTTCTTCTATCTCAACTATGTCTTCTTTGGCGTTGTTAAGTAGTTCTGATATGGCAAAAATCCACGTAAATTCTCTTGGTTCTTTCACCACGCTTCTGTCGTATTGCTGAGCCAACGCTCTTAATAGTGTTTCTTTAAGCCCTCTCTTTATTTTTTTTATCCTAGTAACCCTTTGTAGTCTTTGTTCTTTTTTAATTATTTTTCTTTGACCATTTTCCTCCTGAATTGTCTCGTCAAAAATCGGTTGGTTATTTTGGTCAACTACAGCTAATAAATCGAATATTTGATTTCCATCTTTGTCTTTTTCTGGAAACTCATCAAAGACTTCGTTCCCATTGATATCTTTAATGGGAGTATTTATATTTAATTTAATCATAAGATAGTTTTTTATTTACCCTTGTATGTGCCATCGGAAGACATCCTTTCTTTTGTTTTAACCTCACCCTTGTGCCACTTACCAGCTTTGTCCTTACATAGATGAACGTACTTTCCTTTGGGTAAGGTTTTTGTAATTACCTTTCCCCCCTCTGAGACACAACGAGTAAAATCTTCCGGCATGTTAATATTGCTTTTTAATTCTAAATTTCTTAACCTTTGGGTTGGCCTCTAATGCTCTTTTTTCTATGTTCTTTTTTCTTAAGTCGTATTCTGCCTCGCTCATTATGCCCTTTTTGGCACTCCTCATCATATCAAACTCTTTCTTTGTTTTGGCGTTTTGAGCCATTACTTTTGCTCTTGCCGCTTTTTCCGCCTCGCTTAAATCAATATCACTAAGCGAACCTAACATATAACCATCGCTAGTAAGTATTTTATTTCTTATTTTTCTTGACATTTTTTTGTATACTTTTTGAATTTGTGCGTTAGTAACGTCAGGAACCTGACCTATTGATAACGACATTTATTTGCGGTCAGCAGAAATTTTTGCCTTACGTTCTGGAGTAAAACTACCATAGACAGTCTCCGTCCATTTCTTCACTCCATTAATTCCTTCAGCGTAAGTAATCACCTTTGACCTTAAGTCAGCACCCATCATTGTCTTCTGTTCTGGCGTGAAAGCACTGTATTCATCTGGGACAACAATCGTGTAGGTGAATCCATTTCCCACATTATCATACTCCACATTAATCCCAAATTTACTATTAAGAATTTCGTTAACCAACTTCCTGTATTCAGGAGGAATCGGTCTTCCAGAGCTTGACATTTGAATTTCTTCTGTTTTAACCTCGACTGGACTTTCTATTGGTTTTGTTTCCAAGACCACAATTCTTTTTTCTAACCCATCCATTCGTTTCATAATCTCATCTTTAATAGTTACATACTCAACGTTTTCTTGAGATATTTCCGCTGATTTTTTATTTTTAATAGCTTTTACCATATTATTTTTGGCTTCAGTTTTTCGGCATGAAGTGGCCGATAATTAGGTTATTTTTTTAAGACCTTTACGTTTTTTAATTTACTTGCTATTTCCGATATCACCTCCTTCTCTTGAGAGGGAAGTTTAATACTAACTGGCACATTAATACTTTCTCCTTTCTTAATATCATTCATCGCCTTAATTGTTAAAATTGTTTCGTAGTGCCGTGTGGTAGTCAGTCTCTGTGGAATCATTTTAACCTGGTCTTCATCTGTTCCTATTGAAAATAAGAAGGTGTTTAATTCGTTCCTATCCACAAAACATTCTTCTCCGTTTAAATTAAATCTTATTGTTTTACAATTTTTAATATCTTCATTGGTTGCCCAATTCACTTCGGCTGTCAGTTTATTTCCCTTCCCACTTTTGTCTGTAAAATTGAAAATGTTAAATTCTTGTAGCATCGTCTTTTTTTGTTTGTTCAATTATTTTATCTAACTTTTCGTTTATCTTTCTGATTGGCGGACTCATATCTTCTCCCTCATATTCGTTCTGAAGTTGACGAAATCCTTTTTCTGAGTCCCAATATCCTATATATAAAGTAGCGACCATTGACAACGCTACCACCACATAAAGACACCAACTAGGCAAATTAAAATAAGTCAAAACAATTATTCCCATCGCAAAGTATGTAAAACCATCTTGTAAAACACTGGTGTCTGCTTTGCCACGAATCCACCAAGACAACCCTTTAGCTATTCTTCTCATTCTAACTATACTTGCGATAGAGTTTTTGTCTTTAATCATTGTATTTGGGATTGATTAAGTACTTCTTTAAAAAATTCCTTAATTCCTTTTATTCTTCCTTCCTTTTCCAATGTTGCCTTCACCATTTCCCACTCACTCGTCTTAGGAACTGGAGAATTCTCAATTAAACTAATTAATTGATTGGCAAGTCTTACAACAGTATTCCATTGCGGTGTTTGCTGTATTACCCGCAAGGCAGACTGCTCCTCTTTGGTTAAGTTCATGCTCCTGGTCTTATCTTAGAAAGAAAGTTGGTTGCTCGGTCTGTTATCCTTCCGGACAAACTTCTATTGCCAGCAATTGCTGTATTTGGCCCACCCATTGCCCCTATCCTAGGTAAGTTAGGGCTTGCTTGTCCTAGCTTCCCAAGTAGTTGTCCCATCTCACCACCTTGTCCCATTTGTCCCATTTCAAGTTCTGGTCTATTCATAATCATTGGTGTTTCCTTTTCTTCTAACCAAGAATCGGGCAAGAACTCATCTGGGTCTTTCTCATAAATCTTACAAAGTTGTTTGGCAGGTTTAAGGAATAACTCAGGTGGTTGTGGAATTAAAGCAATTATCCTATCTATAAATTCCAAATCCATTGACTTGTTTAGTTCTTTTGAAGGTACGAGTATGGACTGGGGTTTGATATGGATTACTCCTTCCCAGCCGAGCAGTTTCGGTTTTATTCTGAAAAATCTTGTGTCTTTTGTTTCAATAAGGTTTCCTTTTTCATCAGAATCAAGGTTAATAGGAACTTCTGGATATACCTTAGCGGTAAATGTTCCCTTCTCATCTCTTTCATATAATTCTGGGTCTGACTTAATTTCTTTTAAATAAGCTGCGATTATCTTTGGGTCAGCTATCTGATAAGTCTCTGGAACAGAATATATCATCTGAATCAAAGATGTGGTTATATATCCCTCTGTTTCCAAAGCATCACAGACGTTTTCTAAAGGATTCTTTAGTCTTTTTAAAGCGGCTTCTTTTGCCTGAGCAGTTTCGTAGGCAGTCTTACCAACTATTTCTCCCATTAGTGGGTCGGTAATCCCACTAACTTTATCGACCTTTTCTTGCTGATATTCAAGTCCTTGCCACGCTTCCGCACCTGGTCCTGGAACCTCTAACCATGATATATCTTTGGGATTACTTACCTGTTTTCCTTGTCCAGGAGTAATTTCCATTTCTCCCGTTTCTGATAAAGTTTCGGTGCCAGAATAAAAGAACATTTTATAAATAGCCAAAGTCAACTGGTCCATTGTCATGTTATTCAGTCGGTCATACAGACCAGCCTCGTATCTAATGGCTTCATAAATCCCAACACCATACGGAACCTCAGCATCTCTTAAAAGCCAAGGTGCTTGCCAACAAGAAAGTTTCTTTCTTCCTTGGTCATCTGAAACCGGTAAGGGTTCAATAACAACAGGAATATCATTAAGTATCACCATAAACAAATCTTTGGTGATGCTTTCGTAGAACTTCACCTTAACCATTTTTGTCTCTTTGTATTTTTTCTGCTCTTCCTGCCCCGTTCCTTCGGCATCATTATCTATTGATTTTGGTTCAACGTATTTAAATCTCTTATAATTTCCAAATTCTGCCTTAGCAACATCATAAGCATAGTCTTCCTCCCAAGTCCAATCTCTCATAGAAAACTGGTTTCCTGGGGTTGTCAAGTCGTCTATCCAAACCTTCCAAGGATTAAGGTTTTTCCTGAAAATTTCATTATATTCAACAACTTCTTTTTTTCTATACTCTGACCTGTCTGGGTCTTCCTCGTCATATTTGACAAGTTCTTTATTTGTCCGTGTAATTTTTAAAGGATAAGTTCTTGCCACAGCCCAACCATATTTAGCCAAATTAAAAATGAACAACTTTAATTGTTGCTTTGAACGAGCAATTTCCCAGCTCCTTTGATAGAGCTGTTTCATCAAACGAGTTGTGTTTTCGTAGCGAGAGGCTCCTGGAGTAAAGACTCCCTCTGGGTTTCTATCAATTAAAATTGATAGAGCAACCTGTAATTTAACGAACAGATTGGGGTAGGAATTATCTACCTGCCAATCAGCCTCTTTCCCTACCGTAGTCATCGGACCAGCCCAGCCCTTTTCCTCGTCAGCAGGTTCAACTTTCTTTCCGGTAGAATTTAATCTATGCGGAACATAAGCCTTGTCTGCGGCACGCCAAATGGCTTCTAGGTCTGTCCCCTTTACACTTTTTCTTGCTTCTTTTAATTGTTCAATTCTTTCTTGAACAAAATCAAAATCTAATTTTTGCTCTTCTGTTAAGTTCTTTTCAACGCTAAAATTTTCCTTAGGTTTTCCCTCCATATCTTAGGTTATTATTTCATTATACGTTGTGTGGATTTTTGTCAAGTTTAATTTTATTTTGGAATATATTTTTGAAAATCCAGTCCTGGTTTTTTATATAACGCTTTTAGTTTCTTTTCGGTATCAGTGATTGGTGCTGATGTTTTTCTTTCCCTTAAAGACATTAAGAAATATCTTATACAATCGGCACAGTGGTCTTCCCCTTCGCTGTCCACGTCTTCTGGTCTGATGTTGTCGTGAACCAAACTCGGCAAAGTTTTTATTGTGTTCACGCAATTATTAAAAAACATTATTTGAGGCGGTGTGTTTTCTGAATAAGAAAGATACTGGTGAACCAAATTCCAACCATCTACCCTTCTCTTGCTCGCACCTAAAAATGAAATTCCCCTTCTCTCAAACATACTAGCAATTGTCTCTTGGCCAGTCTTGGCGAATATCGCAGAGTCGGCAACGTTATAATGATAACTTTCTCCAACCGACATTTTCTTAATCTCATCGGCAATCTCGTCAACATCTAAACCAGCTTTATAAAATTCTTTGTAGACCCAAACCCTGCCATCATAATCCACAGCAAACCACAGACAAGCGGCTGGTTTTGTCCTGCCATGGTCATAAGACCTGAACTTCTTCCAACTATCCGGTATTTGGAATGGAATACAGGTGTGTCTGTCCCTGCTCCACTCGGTGAAGTATTGACCCTCGAAGGTGTCCCAATCACCCTCTAAGAAAGCCTTCCTCATCTTCTCCGGCAAACCAGACAATCCGTCAAAATAGGTCTCGCTCAAGTTCTGCCGGTTGTCATAAGCAGTGGCTTTAATGAAATGGAACAAATGAGCCTCTTTCTCCTCCTTCTCAAACTCCTTATCTAGCCATAGTTTCTTGACCCAGGAGTGACCTTTTCCGCCTGGGTTTGTCCCAGCCAGAAACTTAGTATCTGGTATACTAGGCCACCTTAAACGTGTCCTAAGGAAGTCAAAGATTATCTTGTCGTTCTGGGTAATCTCATCTATTCCTATAGCCGCAAACTCACTTGATTTATATTTAGAAGGGTCGTCCAGGTTCCTGAAACATAATACTCCCTCGCCAAAACTCTCATCTAAGATAAACTCGTGGTTGGCTTTGTTTATACTTCCCAGCCAAGTAGGGAACTCATACATCACCTTACTTAGGTGTCTGTCCCATAGGGAAGGATAATCCTCGCAGAATAACCCTACCCTTACCCCTCTTCTGCCATATTTTTTCCAGTAATAATATACCAAATAGATTAAAGCCCATCTTAGCCAGTAGGATTTTCCTCCTCCCATTGCTCCCCCATAGAGGATATACTTGTAATGCTTTAGGGCGTCAAAAGCTTCCCTTTGTTTGGGGGTGGGATTACATAGCTCACTAAAGTTCTTTTCTTTTGGTTTTCTAACCTGTTCTGTTGGCAGTTTTTTCATAAACCGTTGTTAAAAAACACCCTTCTTCTTTGTGCCTTTCTTCATACCCATTTGGAGGTAGATATTCTTTTGGTGTTGATTCCCATTTATTTTCTTTATTGGTTCTGTTACACAAAAATAAATATTTTGGCTTTAACCTTTGTACTTCTTTCAAATAATAATCAACATTCCCCTTGGTCATATGCTGGAAACTTCTGGTATTAATAAATAAGTCTATCTTGTCTTCTACCTTGGGTAATTCCCATGGAGGCAGAAAAACAACACTATTAAACTTAGGAAAGGTTCTGTTTAGAAACCATTTGCTATAGGGCAAAAATTCAGGCAAATCAAGGAAATAATACCTTTTAACCTGAGGCAGTAATAATCCACACAAATGCCCTTCTTTTCCTCCTACCTCTAAAACCGTCTCAATATTAGGGCAAAATTTCTTTATAATATCAAACCAATGATTATGAAAACCTTCTTTTTCGATTACACGACTAATAAGCGACCCCTCGTGTTTCTTTCGATAAACCTCTGACCATCTATTTACCGAACCAAGCATAAGGGGAGAATAAATCCAGTCTCCTTCAATTTGGTCTTTCTTTAGTTGATTATAATAATCCAACACTTCTTCAACGTTCATAAGTCCTTTTTGTTTTTAAAAATTGTGGCGAAAGATAGGGGGGTAAGACTATAACGGTTAGAGAATTCTCTAAAAACTGGGATTAAGTAGATTAATTTAGAACGTTTCTATACTAGAGAAAGCATTCGTTGTTGCGTTAGTTATTCCTGCCTGAGTCATTCCTGCCTGAGTCATTCCTGCCTGATTCGTTGTCGTAACGGTATAATCTGTCCCACAAAGTAGTTGATTACTATTACTACTCCAGGCGTAATAAGGCTGATACCACTCATATCTTTTCCAATACGGCTCTCTTTCTCTAATAATTTCTACGACCTTTGTTCTGTCACTTACGAGTTTATCAATAAGTTCTCGTAAAAACTTAATCTCTAACTTAAAACCATCAATACTTCTTTCGTCTGTGTCTTGTAAGCTAAACAAGATTTCTCTTGCTTCTTCTTTGGTTAGTATTCCGTCTTTTACTAACTCTCGGAGCGATTCTGATGTTGGCTGCTCCTTTAAACGCCAACTTATCTTCATCGTCATTGTGTTTAACTTAATCCCAGATTTCAAAGAACCTCTTTTTGTGGGTAAAAATTGTGGCAAAGAAAGGAACTCTTAATATGTCAGCCCATTAGCATAACAATAATATTATACCAGTAAGAGGTTAAAGATTGGTATTGTATAAAACAGGTCGATATATGTGTTCACGTATATATCATAAACCCTCAATCACCCAACCTGAAAATGGTGGTGCCTACCTATTCGTATCTATATGTCGCACAATTACAGTTAAGCGACGTTGTTTACGGCTATTTACAGCCACAAGTACACTTAAAGCTATCGTGCTTATTACACCAATCAACGTTCTTGCTTCTTTGTTTAAGCGGGTCTGATGTAATTACCTTCTCTGGCGGTTCTGTATATACATCTTTATCTTCTAATACCTCAAATGTATATACTTTACCCAATTCTAACCCTGCCTTTTTAGGAATGTATATACTTATTGAATTGCCCAATTTAAAGGTTTTACTCGTAAATTTCATAAACGTATATACGTAGTTTATATCGTCTAACCCTTCTAACGCCTCTTAAAACGCATTTAAAAGCGATATAATAATGTTATTACGGCTAAAATAGGAGGTTAGAGGTCTAAATTAAAACTATCAGGCTTATCTGGGTTTGTTATTACTTCCTTCTTATCCGTCCAGCCATAGTTGTTTTTAAGCGTGAAGATAGCTCCTATAACATTATACTTACGGCCCAACATTGCTTTCTCAAGAAATGCCTCACAAATAGCCCTAGCTTTTTTTATAATGTCAAAGTATGGCTGACTTTTGTTATAATTCACCAAAGTCTGCCTATTCGTGTCTAACCAAACCGCTAAACCTGATATTGTTATGGGTTCTTCCTTCTCTTCACAGTTCTTCCAATAGGATTCTATTCTTTCCCGCAATTCTTCGGGGGTTTTAAACTTTAATGGCGTTAGGCTCTTATGTCCTTCTATGAATTGTCCCTTGCTATTTCTTTGTCCTTTCTCCTCTTGCGGTTTTTCTGTCTTAATCGGTGATTGTATTATTGTTGTTGTTTCTTTTGATTGTAATTCTGTCATATGATTCTATTATATGGCGTATGGATTTTTGTCAATGTTTTAGCCGATTCTCTAACGGTTAGAGTATCTGGGGAAAACTCATTTGATTTTACCCTATTGACAAGGATTGATGAATAATATAATATTATTATAGAAGAACATTATAACTTAATACTACTTGCTATTGGTAGATAAAACAATGATAAAACTAACAAAGAAACAAACAAACGAATTGATGAATTGTCATATAGGAGTAGGGTTGATAGTTTTTAAAAGTGCTGATAATGAGTTGACTAAAATTGAATTTTTTACAGGCAAAGACAATAAGGTTAGAAAAATAACAGACAGAAGCGGAGAGCCAGAATTAGTTTTGACAGACGTGGTTAATGAAAATTGCAATTTTGAAGAAATAACAGAGGTTTAAATATATGAGAATGGCGATAAGTGGGTTGTTGCTTGGAAAGATAATGAAAAACAAAACAGCGAAGCCTTTCCTTCTAAACAACAAGCAGAAGATTTTAAACAAGAATTAACAAAAAATTGGGCAAAATAACATTAGTTTATTTCCTTGCCTCTTTAATAAAATAGCAATTAGAGAGGCGAGATAAGTAAATTAAAAAATAAATACCGCCAAAATAATGATAAAAGGAATTATAACTAACTTCTGGGATTATGGAAATAGCATTGTTGATATAACTATTAAAACAGAGGACAAAGAAAGCGGAACAGATTACTTTGAAATCCCTTGCGAGAAAAGAATGTTTGATAGAATGTTTGATGATTATGGCTTAAAAATGATTGGTAAAAGCGTAAGCGTAGACAAAGATAATAATATATATTTTAATTAGTTTTTACTTGTCTTAATATCGTTAGCGGTAGCGAGAATTAAGGCAAGGATAAAGCCAATTAAAAGGTCGCAGTAAATAAATTAGTTATAATAATATGAGATTTACCTTAACAAGCACAATAGAAGTTGAAGCTGAAAATAAGGAAGAATTAGAAGAAAAAATGGGCATAGATGGAAGCGACGAACAAAGAGAAATGATTTATGACCTATGGCACAATGCTGAAATAGATGAAATAAAAGAATGAAGCCCTTTTAGATAGCCCTATTAAATAGGACTATCAATAAAGGACTTATTGACTTGTAATATTATTTAAAATTATGAAAAATATCAAAACAAGGACTTGTTTGTTGTGTAAAAAAGAATATAAACCAAGTTCTACTGTTCAAAAATATTGTGGTTCTTATAGAAAAAAACTAGGTTGTTCTTTCTTGGTAGGTAAAAATTATAAAACAGAATACAAGAAAGAAACTAGAATAGAAGTCCTTTCTCGTTATAGCGGAAATCCTCCAAAATGCTCCTGTTGTGGAGAAAAACATATAGAGTTTTTAGTAATTGACCACATAGAGGGAGGAGGATATAAACACAGAAAATTTCTTAAAAAACACGGAGGAACACAGTTCTATCTTTGGCTTAAAAAGAATAATTATCCAAAAGAATATAGAGTATTATGTATGAACTGTAATTTTTCATTAGGAATAAGAGGATATTGTCCTCACCAACAATCATTATAACAATGCTTGTCTATGTCGGTTTTTTATTTAGCCGAAAAACCGACAAAATCAATTAACAATTAAGGCTAAAGAAAAAAGGTCTTGAAATTAAATAATCAAATAGTAATATGGAGGAACAATTAAACATACCATTTGACGAAGAGGACAAGGAAGAATACCTGAAGAACCTTAACGAGTTGGACGAGCTTGACGATTGGGACATTGAATTTATCAACCGAGAATTGGACAATCTATAACATGTTAGAGTATTCGCTAAATATGGGATACGCAAAACTTTTATGAACATTTTTATTGCTTTAATTTTGTTAATATCGTGGCCGGTAATATTTTATGCCGTGATATTTCTGATGAATTCCTTTGTTAAATTTTTAGATAAGAGAAATTGGGACAATACGATTGTCTGGATTTTGTTTAACGCTGTGCTTATAATCGGTGCCGGTGTTTGGCGTATTAGTATAGAGTCCTAGCCTGTGGAAAACTCGGCTTGACATTGGATTATTATTATATTATGTTAAAATTATGAACCCTATTGATGTGCTACAAAATCAAATAGATTCGGACTTTAAAACACTCAAAGAAGATGTTGCCTTTGGCGTATATAGGCACAACCTAAAAGGACTTAGAAATGACGCAAGGTTGATATATGAAAAGATAGAAAAATTAAAACTATTAGTGGGAGATAAAGAAATCGAGAGGGAGAAATATGAGGTTATGAGTCCTAAAGATGAAAGCAGGTTTTATAATGAAGCCGAAAATTTATGACACAAAGAGAAATAAAATTCCGAGCGTGGGATAAAGAAAAGAAAATAATGGATTACAATCCTTCAATTCCTGCTTTCGGAGACATAAACAATATTTATTTAAATGGTTGGTTTTCAGAAAATAGTTATTTTATTCTTCAACAATTCACCGGCTTAAAAGATAAAAACGGAAAAGAGATATATGAGGGGGATATTTTAGAACTTAAACATAACGATAGAGTGGTATTAAAACATATCGTAGTGTGGAATGAAAAAAGATGTGGATGGAGTGATTACGAACCAAAAAATGAATTTGAAGTCATCGGCAATATCTATGAAAACCCAGAATTATTAAACCTATGAACTCTATCATCTCCCAAAAATTAAGAGCCGAGAGGCAAGAGAAGAGAAACAATTCAATCTTCTGTTGGATAATCTTATTAGGTGTGATTTATTTTTCTATCCTAGTATTGGCCCAGATATTAAGAGTAATTTTATGAAGAAAGAGAGATGGAGTTTAAAAAAAATAGCCGAAATTGATTTAAAAACAGGAATTATTAAAACATATAACCCTAATGTTTGTCGAAAAATTAAGAAAGCAATAAAAGAAATGGAAAAAGAATTTGGCGTAAAATGGGAATATAAAAAATTAACTAAAACCCTATGAACTATCTTAAATCAATCTTTGACTTCCATAAACAACAGATGGATATGATTAATGAGGCATTAGAGCCGAAGAAAGACATTGAACACTTAATCTCTTATGCTTGTAAGGAAGGTTTTTTAGATGAAGGCGTAGCGGAAGAAATGACAGACAAAGAAAAAGAAGATTATTACAACAAATGTATGGCGTATGAACCGCCAGATGATTACTACGAAGCCGAAAACTTATGAAATATAAACCAATTAAAGATTTTAAAAACAATGCAGGAGTAAAAAAGAATATGATTTTTGAGTGGGATAAGGAAGAAGGTTGCTACGTAACAAAATCTTTACCTTGGTTTGCTACACCCCTAATAAACAGAACTCAAATGAATGAGTTATTAAAATGGAAATTGTTTAAAAAACTAAATAACTAAAAACTTATGCCAAAAACAATAGAGAAAAAAGAACCATTTAAGTTGGGGGACATAATTTACTCCCCAGATGGTTCAAAATATAAAATAGTGGGTTTGTGTGAGGGATTAATGGCGATTAGAAAAGAAGTATATAGTAATTATCTCTATAACTGGGGAGAATTAGAATGGAGAAAAAGAAGTATTGATTACTGGTTTATTAAAATAGAAGATATTAAAAACTTTAAATAAAAACTTATGGAAAAAAAACTAATTACAATTTCGTTAAAATTCGGGAAAAAAGAGTTAATAACCAAAATGACCAAAGAAGTGGCTGAAAAAATAGCCAAAGACGGAGACAAGGTCATTCTAAAATACGCATTAAAAGAATTATTAAATAAATAAACTTATGCCAAGCGACAAAGAATGGTTAAAAATAAATAAGGATAAACAAAACTCAATAAACGAAGCAATGGATAGAAAAGAAAGGAACATTGATGTTTTGGCTTGTATGCACGATGCGGTTCAGATAACTTTAATGGAATATAAAAATGATACTTCGATGGAAGAGGGAAGAATAGAAGACAGAATCGCTTATTGGCTTCACACCTTACGAGAAATTGCGGATAACGAGAAGAAACCTCAACCCATAACCACCGAACAGATAAGGAAAACTAACGAAGACTTTGATAAAAAAATGGCAATAACAAGTGAGTGTGATGACGCAGAAAGAGAAATTAAACAAGGAGAAGAATTAAAATAATATTATGGAAAAAGTATATTGTAGGGAATGTGATTATTATAGAGACCGTATTGATACTAAGTGTGATTTGATAAAAAAAGAATGGGAAGAAGATAGACCAGATGGTGTGTATGAACGTAGAAGGTATTATGATTATCGTAAATTAAACAAAAACAACAACTGTCCATACTGGACAAACAAAAATAGTTTAGCAGTCAGTCGCTTTCTTTTATTTTCATTTATTTTTTTCGTTGTTCTTAGTCTTTTGGTGATTATTCTTTCGTTATTCTATATTATTATATAAGTTTTTATGAACTATCCAACCAACCCAAATGGTAAACATAAAGACAAAAGAACCTTACCTTATATAATTTCGGCTAATATAATTATTTTAATAGTAATATTCTTGATACTGTGGTTAAAATAGTGGAAGTAATTGTGGGTTTTATGTAAGTGCCTCTTTGAGAGGTGAATATATACAGCAAGGTTAAAATCCTTCGCCACCTACACAAAGCCCATAATTCACCACAAGTGATGGTTTATTTCTGGGGGAATGGGGAAGTAAAACAACTAAAATAACGAGTCATTCTCGTATCGCTGACATAGGCGAAACTTTAATTATGTCTTGAGGTTTAAATCCTCTGCCGTAATTCCCCAAAAGTAAATCATCTTGGTTTCCTTCCGCCAGCCGATAAGGGTTTTGAAAGGTTTCCTATTATTAAATGATACCAAGTCCTAATTAGGTTGTCGGCTGGCGGAAAGTAATCAAACTAAACTTATGAAGAAAAACAAATTAAAATATCGATGCTATAAATGCGAAGAAAGATTTAAAAGTTGGCAAGAAAGAGACAGACATTACGAATTAGAACATCAACCCCCCAAAGAAACAACTGAAGAAATGATAAGTTATAATAATTACCACGTTCTACAAGACGGAAATAATCTTTGTCTTGGGGATAAAATTGAAAGAAAAGAAATTGGAATAATAACAAAAATAACAAAAACCGAAGGACACCGAAACGTTGACGTAGAATTAGCACTTATCAAAAAATCTGGACATTATTAAAATAAAACCCTAAGTCAAATATTATGAAGAGAGAAGAAACAGAAAAAGGAAAATGTAAATATTGTGGGAAAAAAATAGACGATTCTTGTATAAGATGTTCTACTTGTGATTTTGCTTGGCAAGATGGATTTTGTGCTGGAAAAGAAGAAATAAAACAAGAACTAAAAGAATGTTTTCAGACAATAAAAAATATCGTAATTGATTAACCTAGCCCCCTCTACCTCCAATAAAGGAAAAGGGCAAAAAAGATGAAAAGAATAAGGACAATAGAAGAAGCAAAAAAATATCTCAACAAAATAATATATTTTATAGATACAGAAAAATCAGAACCAACTAAACTTTATATTGGTGGAGTTAATTTGTTTTATAATCAAGTAAATTATGACGTAATTGGGTTTGAAGCGTATGAGAATAAATCTCGCACTAAGGGTTGGGGAAATATAAAAATTGAAGCAATAAAAGAAGAATTTGAAGAAGTGGACAGAACCCTTATTTATACATTTTCAGAAGAATTGGCGAAAAGATATTTAATTGACCAAAAAATAAGCAAAAAAGAAGGAGATAAAAGATATGATATTAAAGTTGCTAAAGAATTATTAGACAAACATAAAATAAACTATGAGATATTTAATTAACTTCTCTAACTCCCTTAATAGAATATGACAATAGACAAAGCATTAAAAAAATCAATAGAAGGAGGATGGAAAGGACTTTTTAATAAGGAAGACTGTTGTGAAATTCTTCTTGACCCCGAATTTTGGCAATGTTTAGGAATGGCGATGGGATGGGAAAATAAACCATTACCAAATAGAAGAAAAATTGTTGGATGTCAATGGTTATCTTATTGGCACTCTTTTATAGATTATTTGGCGGAAGGAAAATCAATAGAACAATTTTTTAAGAACCTAAAATAAATCTATGCCAAAAGAACAACTTAGAAAAGAAATAATAGAGATATTAAAATTACCACAAGTTTTGGGAGATAAAACATATACCCACAAAGAAATTGCTGACCGAATCCTTATCCTTTTTAAGGAAAAGAAAAGAAAATGGAATAAAGAGAGAAGAAGACTAAAAAGAACTATTCAAAAATGGAAAGAAGCCTATCGAGAAGAATTTTAAAACTCTAACCCCTTAACCTAAATGCCAAAAAAGAAAATAATAATGTGTCATTGTTCTAAATGTAATAAGTATTCTGTAGGTATTTGCATTCCTTGTGCTTTAAGGTTGCGGGATAAATCTTTAGAATCCCAACGGGCAGAATTGATAGAGAAGATAGAAAAAATGAAGAGACCAACAACTCAAGTGATAAATAGTAAAGATATTGTGTATAGAGACGGACAACCCTTTGCAATTCCCGTAATACCAGTTAGTGAAGAAACAATATCTTATAACCGAACCATTGACGATGTTATTAAAAAGATAAAAACGGTCTCAATTTTAAAAGAGAACAATGCTATTATTTTTGTTATTTAAAACCAGGAGCAATATCAATCTCCGAAAAAATAATTGATACAAAATTTTGCGGAGAATTTAAAGCCAAATAAGTGGAAGTAATTGTGGGTTAGTGGGGGAGGGTGCCTAAGCGTCGGGGATAAGCAACCGAAGACCTTCCCCGCCAGCCCATAATTCACCACCCTTCTTTAGATTATTAACCCTTTAAACTTATGAAAATATTTAAAGCAGGACAAATTGTAAAGCATAAATTAACAGGAGAAAAATTAATTATTTTAAACCAAGACGCAAGTCAAATTAAAGCAATTAAAGATTTTATAAGTAACCTTTTAAAAGAGGAGAAAGAAAAAGAATTTAACGAAGGAGAAAAAAGTATGGCAAGGGGAGTTTTAAGAAGAATAGAAAATGGAAATAATATAGGACACATAGAATTGCTTTGTAGGGCGGTGGCAGATAAGTTTAAAAAACTAAAAGAGTAAAAGGTCGAAGAATAAATAAGTAAGTAGGATAATTATTATGACAAAAGATAAATGGGAAAAAGTAGAAACTTCTCCAACGTGGGATTTCACAATAGAACGAGAATTGATTGGAACTTATGTTAGTGCCGAAACTAATGTTGGCCCAAATAAATCAAACCTCTACACCTTTAAAAGAGAGGATGGGGAATTGATTTCTGTTTGGGGAAATACGATATTAGACTCACGATTCAAAAACCTAGAAGAGGGCGATAAGGTAAAAATAGTTTATGAGGGACAAAAACCAAGCCAGAAAAGGCCTGGTAAATTCTTTCACTCCTTTGAGGTATATCGTTCTAAATCAGAAAATGACCTAGGCGATGGCGAAATTCCAGTTATAGAAGAATAGTCTAACGTGTTATATAATCCTTGTGGATAAAAATAGTTGACTAAAATCTAGGGGAGTTTAAAATTAAAGACATGGGAAGAAAACCATTCGACAAAACAATTAAAAGAAAACAAAGAAAGGGATTTCTTTGGATAGATAATCAAGTCTTTGATGACAAAAGATTAGGTCTTTCTGATAAAGCGGTTTACGTAGCCCTAGCTAGGTTTGTCAATAACGAAACTCAAGAATGTTATCCTTCAATTAAAACCCTGAAGGCTACCGCCAATCTTACCAACTCCACCCTCTATAAAAGTCTGTATAAACTAAGAGACCTTGGTTATATTGAAATAGAACAAGACAAAGGAAAAGTAAATTATTATCAACTCAACGATACCATGTTCTCTATTAAACCCCTCAAAAATTCGGAGATGTCTGAAATAAAACAACCACCTATCCAATCCGAAACAACCACCTGTCTAAAAGAGAACAACGAACAATACTTATCTAACAATACTAATATAACAAAGGATATCTCCGATATCATCTCTTCTTATAAGAAAGCACTCGAAGAACGAAAGAACATTGTTTTAGAGGTAAACTACCCTGCGTGTATAAGCCGTTTAAAGACCCTTCTCACCCGAAAGACCGACAAATGGACACAAGAGGAGGTTAAAAGGCTCCTACGATGGTTTATAGCCTCAAAGAAGGGCGAAGAACATGGCTACAGTCTGACCACCGCTCTCTCTAGCCATACCATTAACCTTTATCGGGTTAATGAACGCAAATCGTCAGACCTTTATGCAGATTAAGGAGGAATTAAAAAAACTTAACGAAGAAGAAGAAACACTAAAAGAACAACAACAAAAGGAGGAATTATTGGAGACTTTTTTAGATTATGACGGAAAGGATAAGGTGATTACCTCCCAAGAAGCCTTAAAAGACATTGAGGAAGAAAGAAAACACCCACCCAAGAGGTTTTTCTCAGGGATTAGCCAGCTAGATAAGATGTTAGATGGGTTTAGAGAGGGGGATTTGATAGTAATATCGGCTCCTACGAAGATGGGAAAAACCAGTTTAGCCCAGACATTTACCCACGAGTTCGCCAAAAAAGACATAAATAGCCTTTGGTTCTCCTACGAATTACAGGTAAGAGAGTTCCTTGAGAAATTTGGAGAGCCGATACCCTCGTTTGTCCTACCTAAGAGGCTTACAGATAACTCCCTAGATTGGTTAGAACAGAGGATAATAGAGAGCATAGCCAAGTATGGGATAAAGGTCGTATTTATAGACCACCTACACTTTCTACTAAATCTATACGAGCTACAGGGTAGGTCTGGAATATCTCTCTTAATAGGTGGAATGATGAGGGAGTTGAAGAAGATAGCGATTAAGTGGAATATCTGTATTTTTATCATCTGCCACACCACCAAGATTAGTTATGATATTTCACCCCAATTATCGGACATTAGAGACTCCAGTTTCATTTCGCAAGAGGCAGATACCGTTCTAATGCTCTGGCGTTTAAGGGAGAAAGGCTCGGAGGGATTCACCAACGAAGCCAAACTGATGGTCAGGGCCAACAGAAGAACCGGCCAGACCGGAGGGATAAATTTAGTATTTAACAATAACAGATTTTATGAAAAAGATTATCATCAACCAGGCATTTCAGAGCCTATCGAAGAGGCAACTGAAGACCGCTTTCAGGAAGACATATTTGGACATTAGGCGTATTCTTTTAGAAAGGATTAAGAAGGGAATTGAACCCGAAAACAATGAAACCTTGCTGAAAGAAACGGAGGAAAACTATACAAAGTTAATGGAAAAATTATGACAGAAGAAAATAAACCAACCGTATTATTAGAAGACCAAGACTGGTATCAGGAACTCATTACCGAGTGTTCTGCTATCCTTGTTGAGAAGGGCTATAATGCTCGGATAGAAATAATTGAAGGTAAATGGCTTTTGGGAGATAGGATAATTGCGGAAGAAGGAAACTTCAAGAAGTTTGGCTATGGTGATAAAATTGTAGAGAAACTATCCAAGCAACTTGATATCTCCGAATCACACCTTTGGAAAATACTCCAATTCAGGAGAAAGTATGAGGCTTGGGATGATGTGTTGTCTAAATTACCTCACGGCAAAGCCATAAGTTGGCATCATGTTTGCCAAGAACTACTACCTAGTGCAGAAAGAAAGGTTGAACCAACAGATTGTCATCATACCTTTGTCCGTTGCGAGAAGTGTAATAAGCGATTAAGATATGACAAAAATCATTAAAAACATTGGTTGGGTTCTGTTTATAATCCCTTGGCTTTTGTATCTTTTGTTATTATTAACATTGGTCTTCACAATAAGGAGGTATGAAGGAAGACAAACTTAGATGCACGGTCTGTGGAAGAGAAAAATCAAAGGTCTGGAAAAAAACTCGCTATTGCTCGATAGAATGTTGGCACGCTAATACGATGAGAACCAAGAATGTTTTCGAGGGAATTCCATTTAGCCAAGTAAGAAAGATTCTAAGGTGGGTTAGAAGGAGAGACCATTCGGACAGGCACACACTATAAACCCATGAAACGAACATTATCAGAAAAAAAGAAAGAGGGCGAATGGGACGGGGTTGCTTTAAAAAACAAGTGTTCTTTTTAATGCTTTGTTCGCAACCCCTTCCTTCCTCCCAAACTAAAATCCCCCCAGTAGGAATTGAGGGGAGATAAATTAAGGAGTTTCGTATCTACAACATTTCGGACACCACCAAGCAAGAGTGTGTTCGCCAACATGAATGTGTCCATCTTTGTTCATTTGATTACCAAATACAACCTGATGAGTGATACAAGCCCATTGACCAACATCGGGACTATCCTGACCGCACGAAGGAGCTATTATGCCCTTCTTCCAATGGTTCTTTGGTAGTTTCGAGTGGAATGGGTCTTCTATAAACTTGATTAGATATTTTTCACCGATTTCCGCTTTTTTTATGTTATTCATTTTTCAAAGTGCTTCCTACCACACTTGGTTAAGAGATAGGGATTGCCTATCACCTTTATTATAGCAAATCGACTTTTTCAAACCCTCGTGTTGTAATATATTTGTTCGGAGATTTCTGTGGAATACTGGCGATTTGACAAGGTTTGATGCGATTTTACCGATTTCAAAATTCTCCGAACAAAAAATAGTTTTCCCCAAAGTAAAATCGGTTTAAAAACAAAAAAATAGCCGTGTCAAGTGCCACTTTTTATGAAGAAAGAAATAATAATATATTTAATGAGAGATGGTATAAAACCTATAATAAAAGGACAAACCATTATGAGGAATCTTGGTAACGTATCTTATCCGATTGCTTATCTCAAAAAGGCGAAAAACGCCTCCGAAAAGGAATATTGGAGTGTTCTTGATTATTTATTTCCCAAAAACAGATGACTTGGTTAACCTATATTCTATTATCAACACTTCTTGTCCTGCCCCTTGAAATGATTTACCGCTTAAAGATATTCCCGAATTTCTGGCAAGGATTATGGATTATCTTACCCCTCGCTATCGGTGTTCAGTATTGCCTGTTTTATGGATATGCCCAGACATCGCATTACTTTCTTGGCAGATATTGGTTCTTCCTGTTTAACACGGCGATTACTCTGGCGGCTTGTATATTTATCTTAAAAGAACCAATCAATGCGTTTAAGGTCGGCGGGTTAATCTTAATAGTATTAGGGGCATTATTAATGAAAGTTTAAATTTATGAAGAAAAACATTGGCTTGATGGATTATTTTAAATTAACAAAGGAAAAACCAATAATGCCAGAAAAAGGATTTGCTCCTTCTGTCGGTTGGGAATGTATAGGATATAAATGTAGGCTTTGTGGGTGGAAAATAAAAATACCAAAATTAGATTCTATAAGGGATTATTATGAACCGATTAACACCGCCAATGAGCTTAACAATCATTTTCTTTATAATCACGCCTATAAACATTTAAAAAATCGGCTTAAATAATTAGGTGCGTTATTAATGAAAATTTAAAGGTCGAAGAAATATAAAGTTAAAGTTATGATACCATATAGGGTAATTAAAGAACTTAGAGAGAAGAACTTTCCTCACATAGAAAGAATAATATGGGCAACCCATCCTAATGAAAATGGTTTTTCTACTCACTTTCCCCTATTAGAAGAATTAATTGAAGCGTGTGGAGAAGATTATAAAGATTTATATAAAGTAGGAGATAAATGGAAAGCAGAAAGTTTTAGTGGAAAATTTACCATAGGGAATCATCAAAGAGAGGCAGTTGCTAAATTGTGGTTAAAATTAAATGACATATGACAACTATAAGACAACTTGAAGTTTTAAACTTCTCGAAGGTTGTCAACTCCTACTTTTTAAAACTAGTTCTTTCTGTGTGGGGGTTGATAATTTGCTCGATTTCTTAAGGATAACAATGAGTTTCCATCGAAGTTTATCTCTTCATATTTTTGAGCGATTAACCCTCACACGGAGAGAATTACTCTCTCGCTACCGAAAAGGGCTGGTTGTCCACTCACAACCGCCAAATAAAGAGTTAGGGCTAACGACCCTAACCCTATATGGGACGGGGTTGCTTTAAAAAACAAGTGTTCCTTTTTAATGCTTTGTTCGCACGGAGCAGGAAGAAGAATGGGCAGGAAAGAAGCAATTAGAACCCTTAATTTAGAAGAAGAACAGAAAAAAATGGAAGGGATAATTGGTGCTCCGAGAGGTCAAAACGATTTAGAAGAAGCCCCAGGGGCATATAAAGATATTGATGTTGTAATGGAAAATCAAAAAGATTTGGTGAAG